GCGGGAGGTAAACGGGTTCGCGGAGTCTCAAAGACGGAACTTCATGAAGAACTTTCGTTATTGGCAGAAGCATCCCCTTGAAGTGCGAATGGAGGTAGACCATGTTGACAACTGAGCAGATGTTGAAACTGAAAACCGCGGTTCGCAAGCCGCCTGATTACACCCGTGAGAACCCGGCTTTGGAAGAAGTGATCAAAGCTCTGAAGAAAGAAAACCCGGAAGCCTTCCATACATCCGACACTCTGAAGACTCGTCGGTTCATTGTTCAACCAAAACAGCCCATCCCTCATGCTTGACTATTCTGAAGGCGTACTTGAGATCAAAGCCCGCCTAAAAGCCGTGGACAAAGCTCTGCTAGCGAACCAGATCCGTGAAGCTAGGTTGCTGTTTTCGGACATCCGGCACATCGCAGAGCAGATGGACAGTCAGTTATGCAAACAGTTTCCCAAGGAGACAGGGCATGGATGAGATCCTTGCTTGGGCGGTGATGGCGGGGCTATGCTGTCTCCCGTTGTTGCTGTGACCCAGCGGGAGGTGGTTTGAACACCCGCAGCCGATACGCCTCCTGTGCAGTGTCTCCTCGGGCGGGAGTCGGCGGACAGCCGGGAAAGACCGGCATCAACACGCATGGGGATTGGCGCATAGGCATGGAGCGAGATTACGCTATCAGTGCGCGGTCGGGTAAGGATTACTAAGCCTTGTCCCCTTCCTTCCAGTCCCCAGCCGTGTTGGTGAAATGCAGGCTGATGCACGGTGGATCTAGCGTCGTCATGATTCGCATCCTGACAACACGCGAGCAGCGGTGATGGCAACCGTTTTAGATCTGCGCCAGAAGCCGGGGATCAGCACCGGCCACCAACCTCAGTTGACAAACAAAATTATCGGAAGCAAAATAGAGTCGTTGGCGTCGAGGCCCGCGAAGAACCTTCTAGTATGATCCCGGCCCCGTTTGGGGCAATCCAAGAAACCCTTGGATCCTCGACCGGGGTCAATCTAGAAGGTTTTTTTTCGACCGTTGTACGCCTTATTGTCGAGAGAGGCGCGTATGGACGGCGGTTTTTACAGATCAAGAAAGAAAGCTGTGCAGCAACTGCACAGAGCGACGGATCCAAAATTTGCAGTGTTTTTGAGATCTCCGTCAGGACACTCCGCTAAGTTTAAATTCCTGCATGAAACCCTAGATAGCGCGATTGATAAATGCCGCGAGTACGCTGCTAATGCAATCAGTCACGGGCATCTGGATTTCACTTACTATGCTGTAGAGATCAAGCATCGCGTCGGCATTGAGCAAGGTAAGCCAGTTGATGAGGCAATGAAGTAAAGCTACCCCTTCCGGCGGGTAGCCGGACGTACCCCTCACGACAGTAAGAGCTTGAATGGGCTGCGAGGGAGAAAACACCGGCTGGGCCTACACCCGCCAGCAAGCCGCGCGGCGTGTCTGTGAGCGACCGCAAAAGGTTCGGGGTACATGGGTGGGACAAGCCCCTTATCGATGACTCGCAGCCTCAAAGGTACTCTGGCATCTATGCAGGGACATAGAAGGCGGGAGAGGGAAGGAATCCAGTCCGGGCTTCCACCCTTGGGGACTTTATACTTTGAAGATATACTTTCCGAATGAAATCAACGGAGAGGAATATGCCCAAGGCAGAAACCCCGAAAAAATTGAGAGGTCTAGCAGAACCTCAAAAGACCGGACGCCCCTCGAAATACAATCCTGACATCGCAACTGAGATCTGCCAGCGTTTAAGCAACGGAGAGCCTCTCAGACAAATATGCCGCGATGATCATATGCCCGCTTGGCAAACCATCTACGATTGGATGTATCGAGATGATGCGCTAGGAGAGGAAGGTGTAGGTCTTTCCAGAGCCATCGCGCGAGCTAGAGAGCAAGGATACGAAGCAATCGCAGAGGAATGCTTGCTGATTGCAGATACCCCGCAGTTCGGCCAGAAACAAACGATGTCCGATCAGGGAACCTCGACAACCGTTGAGGATATGTTGGGTCACCGCAAGCTCCAAATCGAGACCAGACTGAAGCTGCTAGCCAAGTGGGATCCAAAACGGTTTGGAGATCGGATGGCCCTGACCGGCGCAGACAACGCTCCTCCCATTCAAGTGGAGTCCAAACTGCTGTTCGATGCCGTGCTCCAGAATCTTGAATCTAAACGTCAGGTCGAATGACGCAGTGCAACAACCAAGTGGATACAGGCCCGAAAAATTCGGCACTTTCCCAGTGTGATGCGCTGCAACAATCATGGACGTTTTAGAGATTCTGCGGGATCCCAAGACCCGCAGTGAGTTCGAGCGGCTAGCTCCTCATGATCAAGTAGCGTTCGCATGGAGAGTTAAGTGGCTGTCACAAGCCCACAAGCATCAGATCCTCCCCGCGGGTGATTGGTGGTCGATCTGGCTGATGTTGGCAGGCAGGGGGGCCGGGAAGACAAGAACCGCAGCAGAGCAGATTGGTTGGTGGGCGTGGACGTATCCCAACACCCGGTGGTTGGTGGCGGCTCCTACGTCCTCTGACGTTCGGGCAACGTGCTTCGAGGGGGACAGCGGCCTGCTGTCAGTCATCCCTTTCCAGTTGGTTGCCGACTACAACAAGGCTTTGCACGAACTGAAGCTAGTCAACGGTAGTTTGATCAAAGGCATCCCTGCGAGCGAGCCTGATCGGTTCCGCGGCCCACAATTTCATGGCGGATGGACGGATGAACTTGCGGCGTGGGACTACTTGCAAGAAGCGTGGGATCAGATGCAGTTCGGGCTGCGGTTGAAGATCCCGAATATGCCGACCCGGCTGATATGTACTACAACCCCGAGACCAAAAGACCTGATCATCGAGCTAGTCGGGCGTGATGGCGATGATGTCAAGGTCAGCACCGCCTCGACCTACAGCAACCTTGCGAACCTTTCCGAGAGCTTCAGGAAGCAGATCCTCCAGTACGAAGGCACGAAGCTAGGCAGGCAAGAGATCTACGCCGAGATCATCGACCCCGAAGACGGTGGCATGGTCAGAAGGGACTGGTTCCGCCTATGGCCTGCTGGCAAGGAGTTCCCGCGGTTCGAGTACATCGTGCAGAGCTACGACTGTGCAACGTCTGAGAAGACCGTCAACGACCCTACCGCTTCGGAGACGTGGGGCGTCTTCAAGCCTACAGACGGCCCGATGAGCGTGATGCTGATCGACTGCTGGCAAGACCGACTCCAGTACCCTGAACTACGAGAAAAGGTTCAGGAAGAGTACGAGGTGATCTTCGGAGAGGGGAAAGACAAGAAGCGAGTAGACACAATCCTCGTGGAAGACAAATCCGCAGGCATCTCGCTGATTCAGGATCTTCGGAGAGCACACCTTCCTGTCGCTGCCTATAACCCCGGCAAGGCGGACAAGATCCAGCGGCTGAACATCGTCTCCCACATCATCGCCCGCGGGAGGGTGTGGATTCCTGAGTCAGATCGAAGAAAGGGATATGTAAAAGACTGGGCCGAGCCGTTCGTCAGTCAGATCTGTAGCTTCCCTGAAAGCTCAAACGACGACATGGTTGACGCCTGTACGCAAGCCTTGAGGTGGCTCCGTGATGCTGGCTGGCTGGAAGTCGATCCTCCTCCTCGTGACGACTGGGATGAGGATGACTTTGTGGACACCGGCAGGACGCGAGAGAATCCGTACACCGCGTAGACTTGACTGTCCCCAAAAGTTATGATTACGGCAGGAGGGCGTCCATGAACGATTTTGCTGCTGATACAGATTCCATCGCCGAGAAACTAGTTGCCGGTGGAATGGATCCTCAACAGGCGATGACTTTGGCGCTCAGATTGAGCCAGAGCAGACAGCAGTCCTTACTCAGCGGCGTCCCCGTCGAACCTCCTGTTTCTGATATCCCCCCTGTCCAAGAGCCGATTCTTGGGGGTGACACCTCAAAGCTATTTCAGCGTGATCCGACCCTTCTGGAACGCGCTAAACAGCTTCCTGCTGATGTTCTAGGTGCGGGTGAAGCTCTGGCCTCACTGGGGTCTGCTGTTGCGCTGATGCCTGCCTCGATGATGTACGCCTTGAGGCCGGGACAGCAGACGCAAGGTAGCCCGCTGGAGTTCATGCAGCGCAATATGTACATCCCTCGAACTGAGTCCGGTGCAAGGCATTTGCAGGGCTTAGGAGAGGTTCTAGAGGGTCTTCCTCAGACCGGGCCACTGCCTGAGTTGCAAGCCTTCACAGGGATCGGAAGAGGGGTTGGAAGGCAGTTGCAGCAGAAGGGTAAGGAAGCGGCACAGTCTCTCGCACCGGCGGCTGCAAACGTTGCTGAGGACTTCCTGAGCCGTCAGGGGTTGTTGCTGCAAGCCGCCCCCAGTTCTCCGAAGCCTGCGGCTCCGAGGAGTGATATTGGGTTTTACTCCCCCGCAGAAGAAGCGGCGATGTCTTTGCAGAGACAATCAGGAAGGGGAGAAGGATTCCTGAATGATCTGAAGAAAGCCGGAGTCAGGGATGATGAATTGGAGTTCTCTGGACTGAAAGAGTTCCTTGCTGGCAAGCCGAACGTCACGAAACAAGACATTGATGACTACATCAAGAACAACAAGGTTCAGGTGAATGAGGTTGTGCTTGGAGGAAAGCAGCCATTTGATGCAAAACGATTAGCAGATCTTGAAAGCGAATATAAGTCGTTAAAACAGCACCCGGTCGATGATCCGTCTTTTGGAGAAGAAAAATTTAATGAGTTAATTCGATTGATGAACATTCGAGATCAAAGCACTACTAATTCGTTATATAAAAAAGCATTGCAAGCAACAAGAATCGCCCAGCGAGCGCAACAAAGAGGTGATCGGGTAACTGCTGAAAGATATTTTAGAGAGGCGGAATTTCTAAACACTCGCGCTGAAAAGCTAGATTTACGCGGGGAAGGGATGGAAAACCCTCCTAAGTACGACCGTTACCAACTTCCCGGCGGGGAGAACTATCGGGAAGTGTTGCTGACGTTGCCAAGCAGCAAAGCAGAAACAACAAATGATATTGCCAAGCGTTTGTTTAATAAAGAAATGCGCTTTTTGTCTGAAGACGAAAAAAATCAAGTGGTACAAGAATCAAGAAGATTGTTTGAAACGCAGCCTAAAGAATTTAAATCCGCTCACTGGGATCAACCAAACGTCATCTCTCACATTCGACTAAACGACCGTACAGACGCAGACGGAAAGAAGGTATTGTTTGTAGAAGAGATCCAATCAGATTGGGGGCAAGAGGGGAAGAAAAAGGGGTTTTCTAACCCTAAAATAAAACCCATTTCTAGCAAACAATTTGATGCTTTTACGGATAGTTTATTTGACGAGTATATAAATCAAGCTGTAAGTAGAGGCGAAGATCGCCAAGTTGCTGGTCGCACTGCGTTGCATATGCGGTTTGAAGATTTGGCAAAAACTCTTGGCAAAGAAGATGAATATCAACGTATGAGATCTGGCCGTGATCTTGATATGGCAGGTAAGGATTTAATTCCTTCCGCCCCCTTTGTTCAGAATACTAAAGACTGGGTGAATCTATCCCTGAAGCGCATTATGAACATGGCCGCAGAGCAAGGCTATGACCGTATAGCGTTTATCAATGGTAGTCAATCTGCTGATCGATATGACTTGAGTAAACAAGTTGATCGCATTGTTATTCCGATGGTAAATGCCGATAACACTAGATCCGTAAGAATAGACCCCGTTGGCGGAGCTAGTATCAAGCTAATGGTTAACCCAAGCGGAAAGGTAATGGGTTTCGGTGCTGGGTCAAATCAATTTACAGGCAAACGTCTTGATGAGGTTGTAGGCAAAGAACTTGCCGACAAAATAATGAAATCCCCGGCAGAAACAGAACTGACCGGAATTGATCTTAAAGTCGGCGGCGAAGGAATGAAGTCTTTCTACGACAAGATAGTTCCTGATCTTGCAGGCAAGTTAGTCAGTAAGTATGGCGGGAAGATGTCAACCGTTTCGTTTCCGGGCAAGCCAAGAGATGTAGGCACCGGATGGAGTTCCGTTGACGAAGATGTCACTGGTCGGCCTGCTATGAATCAACTTGGCTTTGACATCACTCCACAGATGAAAGAGGCTGTTGCTAGAGGCTTGTCAATGTTCAAGCAAGGCGGCCACGTCAAAGCTGTAGAATCTGCTCGTAGAGCTATCATGAAAGCTATGGGCGGCTCAGTAAAGATGGGTCGCGGTGGTTTGATGGGGACGGCGCTTACCGGGGCGGGGAAGGCGGCAAAGGCAGGTAGGAAAAGCACAAAGTTGGCACGAGAGGCTGCCGCGGCATCTAGAGCGCCCGCTAAGTCAAAACAAGAGATTGAAGACATAGCGAGACGCATTGCAGAACAGACGCAGTCCGGGTTTGTGCGAGCGTCTCCTGAGTCGTCCATCAATCCGGCAGGCAAATCTCTGTTGCAATACGAACTTGAGCAGCGGACTCCAATGGTTGTTGAAAGCACGATTACTGACCGCCCCGTGAACTCTATAGATTATGAACAGCAACTAGGCAAGGTTATCGTTGGAGTCCCCGGAGATCCCACGATGGGACAAGTTGCTGCGGCTGGTAGTTTGGAGGCCGCAACGAGGGGCGGCAAGCAATTGGTACAGGTGGGTGACGTAAATTTAGAAACGCCGGTGCAGTTGTATGGCGGCCCGCGGTATGGCGCTAACTTGGACGAAGTGTTTTGGGCATCTAACCTCAGCCCTGCAAGAGCAGTGCAAAATCTTGTAAAGGAAATGGCGGAGAAGTATGGGCCTGAGCAGGTTCTTGGCAAGTACATCAAAATGTCGCCAGAAAGTTCAAGATTTGCTATGCACAACTTGGACGCGTTGATCTCGGTGCTTCAACCAGAGAAATTGCCCAAGGATAAGATTGAGTTGCTTAACAACTTAGTAAGGAAGGGAACGCCGAAGCATCAGTTCCCTCAGTTTCCGGGATTTGAAGATCCAATTAACTTGTTGCTGCAAGCGCAGATGGACAGCAAGCTAAGAAAACATATTGCTGAGGTCTTGGAAAAACCGACTGTTGCTAAAGAAGTAGGATTCCCGTTTTCAGGAAAGGTAGTGCAGTCTGCAATCACCGAGCCGGAATTACGGAACGTAGAAACGGGAATCACGGGTTATGCAATTGGCAAGATGAATCCTAAAGGCAAATTGACTCCTTCAAGTCATCCTACATATCAATATGACATTCCCGGACAAGCTATTGGCAAGTCCAAGTATCTTGTGCCTTATGAGGTATCGTTTCCAGACTTCGCTGCGTGGTATCGTTCCCGCCCAGATGTGCAAGCAAAAGTTGACCCAGTAAACATGATGAAAAGTTATGGGCCGCGACAAGTAATTGACCAGCAGTATATTGATGAAATGAAGATGTACGAAGAGGCAATGAAGCGGCTTACGGGCAAGAAGAAAGGTGGTCTTGCAAAGATGGCCGGTGGTGGGGCGTTGTCAAAAGCTGCCGCAGCAGCGGCCAAGCAAGCCAGTAAACGATTGCCGCAAGTTGAGGGAATGGTAGAAAAGGTAGGAGATTTGGAGAAAATATCAATTCTTCCTGTTCCTAATCGGTGGTTTTTGCAGCCAGATAAGTTTCCAAAAGTTCAATCTTTAATTGAAACGATATTAGAAACTACTGGCAAAACCCGAGAAGACTTTGGTTCGGGCGCATTTGTAAATTCTAGAACCGGCGAAATTTTAGATGGCCGAGTTATGAACGAAGTTGGTGTTGTTATCAATCCAACCACAAAGCGACCAATGATGTCCGGACTTGAGTCTGGACTTGAGACGCTTGATCCAAAACTTGGGTCATTTACCAAGTCAAATTTAGTGAGACAATCATTGTTCAAGCCGACCGGAGGCGATCCGCTTTTAAGTGAACTGCCATTCATTGCAACGATTGAAAAAGGCGGGCCGCACTTTTATGGCATATCAACAGAATATGCAAGCCCTACAGAGTTGTACAACACGATGAGGGGAGATAATCCAACATTGAGGCCAAGAAGTCGAGGTGACTTGTTTGGTGTTGGCGACGTAATTGGAAGGGTAAAGATCGGAGCAGGCCCAGAGCATGATGTATATGAAAAGTTGTTTGTTGCTCCCAAAGGGTCTGACGTAGAAGGAAAGTTGCTGAAAAAGCGACGAGGCGGCAAAGTCGGCGGATTGTCCGCCTTGAGGAAATAAAACATGGCAACTGAATTCCCTATCGAGCAGGACTATGGCCGAGCGATCCCCGGAATGGGTGGTCTAGCTCAAGGTGATCTGCTCCAGCAAGAGCCTGTAGAAGAACTGATTCTTGATGAGTCAGAGATTGAAGAACTTCCTGACGGCTCTGCTGTAGTGACGCTTCCTGAAGGCCCGATGGAAGATCCTGACTTCTACGAGAACCTTGCAGACTCTGACGACATGGATTCGTTGCAGATTGCAGAGTTTTCTCTGAAGTACATTGAGCTAGTAGAAAAGGACAAGGACGCTCGCAAACAAAGGGACAAGCAGTACGAAGAGGGAATTCGTAGGACTGGTTTAGGGAACGATGCTCCCGGCGGTGCTTCGTTTAACGGAGCCTCTAAGGTCGTTCACCCGGTGATGGCTGAGGGGTGTGTGGATTTTGCTTCGAGGGCGATCAAAGAACTGTTCCCTCCTGACGGCCCGACTCGGACGAAGATTCTCGGTGAGGTAGATAAGGAGAAGACTGAGATTGCCGAGAGAAAGCGCGACTTCATGAACTGGCAGCTTACGGAGCAGATTCCGGAGTTCTCAGATGAGATGGAGCAGATGCTTACCCAGCTTCCTCTGGGTGGATCGCAGTACCTGAAACTCTGGTACGACGAGCGGATGAAGCGGCCTTGTGCTGAGTTTCTGCCGATTGATAACGTCATTGTCCCGTTTGCAGCGACGAACTTCTATACGTCCCAACGAGTGACAGAAGTTCACGACATCTCGAACTATGAGTATCGCCAGAGGATGTCCTCGGGGTTGTATCGAGATGTGTCGTACATCCGAGCCACGATGGATCCCGAGCCTACCGGCCCTCAGAAGGCAAACGACAAGATCGAGGGAAAGTCTCCGAACGACAACGAGGACGGAGTACGTCGGGTCTACCATATTTATACATGGCTAGAGATCGACAGCGACAAGTTCACCAAAGGGAAGATGGCCCCTTACATCCTGATGATTGACGAGTTGGAGACTGAAGTCATTGGTCTCTACCGCAATTGGGAAGAGGGTGACGAGACGATGGACAAGCTCGATTGGATTGTCGAGTTTAAGTTCATACCGTGGCGGGGAGCGTATGCGATTGGTCTTCCGCACCTGATTGGCGGCCTCTCAGCGGCCCTTACAGGCGCTCTGAGAGCCTTGATGGACTCTGCCCATATCCAGAACGCCGCGACGATGCTAAAGCTCAAAGGAGCTAAGTTATCGGGGCAGAGCCAGCAGGTAGAGGTGACGCAGGTAGCTGAGATTGAAGCAGCTCCGGGTGTTGATGACATCCGCAAGATTGCGATGCCCTTCCCCTTTAATCCTCCGAGTCCGGTGCTTTTCCAACTTCTTGGGTTCCTCACAAACGCGGCTAAGGGGGTTGTGACGACCGCTGAAGAGAAAATTGCAGACGTAGGGCAGAACACCCCTGTAGGCACTACGCAAGCCCTAATTGAGCAGGGTGCGGTAGTGTTCTCAAGTATTCACGCAAGGCTTCACAAGAGTCAGGCGAGGGTCTTGAGGATCCTACAGAGGATCAACCGCTGGTATCTAGAGGATATGCGGCGGGATCAGGAGATGGTGGATCTGGATATTAAGCGGGAAGACTTCGCTAAGGTGAGCGATGTAATCCCTGTATCTGATCCGCACATCTTCTCGGAAACGCAGCGGATGGCCCAGACCCAAGCGGTCATGGCAATC